CACAACCACTTTCACACGTACTGTGTGAACCAAACCCCTAAACCTACCATCATGCATCTCGTGCGCGTAACAACGCACCTTTTGCTTTGCTTAGTTTTATTCCGGGGTGGCCTACCCGAAGAAAAACAACAGGCCAATGTGTGCCCATTTATGGGTTTCACGCCAATGATGACGACTACACGCTATGTTAATGGATTTGCCCTTTACCCTCACCTGCCTACCCTTGCGAGCATTAGTCTTAGCCGCCAACATGGTGGCGACGCGTTTGCTTGCCGCCAAGTGCGTGAGGATTTGAGGCAGTTTGTTGACGATTGCGCCTGGATCCCACTATTGCTTTATCTTGCAGGTGATATTGAATTAAACCCTGGCCCCGCCCATTTTGATATGGGTGTTCCAAGATACGCTGCTGAAGATGTTGCTGAAGTTGTCACCAAGTTTCATGTCGACAACGTTGAGAAAAGAGTCAATAACGCCACTCCCCTGACTTTCAATGTTTCAGACAAGACTGTTCAGTATTTTGCACAGCAGCATGGCATTGTCCTACAGCCCGATTGCACACGCCTATCAGAGGACATGAGTGCGCTGCAGTGTTACGACAGCTTGCTGATAATTACATCGAGACTAAACTTGCGACGCACAACTTCATTGAGGTTGCACCAAATTTCTCTGAGATGCGTGAGAGCAACCATTATTGTACCCTCCTATCAGTTGATGCAAAGGATCGTTCGCGCGCCACCATCGCATTGCTCGACTTGCCTGATAATGCCCAACGTGAAGCGTTGAACGCTGCTATGATGGGAACAAACACCAACATGATATGCATCAAGGGCTTTCAAAATTGTTATTATGTTAGTAGACTTGGAAAAGCAGGTATGGTGCATGATCTCGATCCCTCACAATTGCCTACTGTTATGAGGAGACATGGCATGGAGGTGCTTTATGTTAGTATGTACCTGCCATTAGGACACACTGCTGAAGATCCATACCATGATGAAGAGTTAGGCATAACGCAGACTTTTGCTGGTGAATATGTCAGGTTCCATTTTATTGGTCATGATGTTCATGCTTACCAACACAAGAAAAACACCTACTTTAAATGGCTAGAGCCAGCTTTCACTGATGGCACTGATCATGTGCTCATTGAAAGTGTCTACAGAATCGGCCCTGTAGCTGTGATGCGCTGCGTCCGTGCCCAAGGCTTGCTTAACCTCGCTAGACCCGCTGATGTGGGTGTCAAGAAGGTTCGACTTACGCTGTGGGTTAATGAGTTTGAGAAGATCATGCGCGCTTCACGCGGTTACCTCTTCTCGCTCCGTGCTGGCAGCTTCTATCGCCGCTGGCTTGATAATTACCTCACTAAAATCGATTATGTTGATCTGGAAGAAGAACACGTGAGGCGCATGATGGAATTTATTCTGTCACGTGAGGACCAGACATATCGG